CTTGGTCATATATGATAGACGGATTAGTTAGTGACAATGTAAAGTTAGCCGCAGACTCGTTAGTGTATCCGTGTGCATATAAGTGAACAAGAGCAACCTTAGTCAGTTCTGATACGATAATTCTCTGTAGGCGTTCGATTGTGCGAGCGAATCTGATATCTTCAGCTGCTAGTGTGGCTTTACCAGTCAAGTCTTTTTCATAGCCCATGAAAGCCTTAGGTATCTTAAGGGCTGCGAAAAGTTTCTCCCTGAAGTATGCGACGTCTTCGATGCCATTGTAGTCTAGGCCTTTGGCAGTATCTATCTTTGTAGATGTGTCATTACCTCGAACAGGGATGAAGAAGTCTTCAAGCAAGTTTTGCTGGTTGTATTTGAGATTGTAGTTACCTGTATTAGGATCCATCAGAGGAGTTTTCTTCATCTTTTGAATCATGCGCTGCATGTAGTTATCTACTTCTCCAGGAGGTATTGCACCGACGTTAACATAAAATATACGACGCTCAGGAGCACGTACAATGCGGTGAATAAGCATAGCATCTTCGATGAGTACATATTGCTTAAACAGCTTACGAGCAGGCTCCAAATAGGAACGGCCGTAAGGCAAGTAGTTCACATCGCCAGTTAGGCGGAAGTGTGCCATCTCAAAGTTGTCGAAGTAGACTCCAGTGTCACGATTTTGTACAGAGCTATAGCCAGTTGATGAAGCTAGAGTTGCGTTAGGATCATATTTAAAGCGAACCTCTTGAGGATTATTTGGATTGTATCCCTCTTCACGAATGATATTATAAGCTGAAAAAGGGATGACATTGTAAACGCCATATTTTTCTGCAATCTCTAGTTTAAGATAGAAGTCACCATACTTACACATGTTGCGAACCCAAGACCAGAGGTTGAATTCAATGTTAAGCACTGAATAGAATAAGTTGTAGAGCAGCTTCTGTATGTTCTCATCAGAGGATCTGATCTGAAGCACTTCGCCTTGCTCATTTTTAAGTGTACATTCATCAGACACAATATCCAATGCAGAGCAACAGATAGCGTCTGTGTCCATTGCATCGTAGTCTGCGTAGATTTGTACGCGAGCTGACTGGTAGTTCTGTGCTAAGTTAAGGTTTACGCCATAAGCTGTCGATGTGGTGTAAACTTTATTGAACCTGTCAATTAGAGAGTTAGTCTGAATCACTCCGTTACGCTGAATTGCATCCGGATCGATGACTCTGAGTTGATCTCCGCCCTCATTACGAATGATAACATCAGTCGAGAACAGGCGTCTCAGTGTTGAAAATAAATTTTCTTGTTTTTTTGGTTGCTCTGCCATAATTTTAGCCTAAAAGCCAGGTTAAATCTTCCGTTTGTTGTCCTTGAGGATTCGCTACTGGCATAATCCAAGGGTTTTGATTGAAATTATTATTTGCGTTATATGTTACAGTAGTGTCTTGAGTGCGAGTAAAGTTATTCAGAGCAGCATAAGTTAAGTTATCTGCTGTGGTTTTATATCTCAATGTGGTTTCTCTTAAAAACATAGCAATACAGAAGGACATAACTAAGTCGTCATTGTATGACTGCATAGCTTGAGCTTTACCGTTCTTCCAAATGAAGACTCTAAGCTCGTCAAGTAGCCTCACAGACTTAATATTTGCTAGTTTATTCTCGACAAAGTTACGCATTTTCTCGACAGCAAGTGGTCTAGTCTTCTCTGTCATTGAGAAGCCTGGTACAGCACCAGTGCCTGAATTAATACGATTAACATAAGAGCTAAAATCTTGCTGCTGATCGTTCTTCCAGCTATAATGTATGTTAGTGTAGCCGCGCTCCACAATTGTTTGGATAACATCCCAGCCAATGTTTGCATTCTCGACTACTAGCAGAGCATTGTTATATTCTGATGCGATTGAGAGCAACATATTAGCGTACTCTCGAGTGTCGATTTGCGCCTTAAATTCAGCTACTTGTAGTATATTTTCGACATCAATGACATGAAATGCAGAGAAGTCGTTGCCATCACCTCTGGCGACGTCAGCCACTACCGCGTAGTACTTCATAGGATCAGGATATTCCCAAATCCATAGTGCTTTATCTACTCCTCTACGCTCAATTGGATCGCAGATCATGGTTTCTTCATACCATGTTAGAATTTCTGGGTCTATAACAGTGTTACCTGATGTGGAGAAGTTACAGTCACATTCCTGTGCTGCGTTACGCTTACCTAACGTGATCTCCTGCTCGTCTCTCCACTTTTGATCCCGCTCAGGATGCACAGTCCAAGGCAGAGAAATAGGTAAAAATTTATTCTTCTGCTCTTGTGCTAACACATAAGTCTTGTGAAACCAGTTACCAACACCATTAGGTGTAGAAAGCGCAATGCAACCACCACCAGTGGCAAGTGTTTGTTGTGCTGCGGTGAATATGGTCTCGATATTGTCGATAAAAGCAGCTTCATCTATTACTAGTAGTGACACGGCCTCTGAACGACCTGCATCACCTGCGGCTGACACAGCCTTTATCTGTGATCCGTTAACCAGTCTTAGCGATAGTCTGTTGTCTTCTGCTGCACCGATCTTAAGCCAATTAGGCAGATTTTGATAAGCAAAACGCACCTTAGTGACCATGTTCTTGGCGGTCTCCTGTTTTGTTGCTATAACCAGGACGTTTTTGTCCTTATTAAACAGCATTAACCAAAGTGAGTAGGCAGAGACTAGAGTAGAAATACCTAGTTGTCTAGACTTGTTGATTATAGAATAGTCGTGCTTTTGAAATAGTTTAAGAACTTTTTCCTGGAAGGGATAAAGACTAAAATACATCCTCGATTTCTGAGGATGCTGGATCATGTAGTACTTCTTCATGAAGTACACTGGATCAGTTGCGCATTTTACGAACTCATCCCTGATCTTCTGCTTTAAATCTTCCTGCTGATTTGACATGCAAACAGATTAATCCTCTTCAGGCTCTTCACCTGCGTCAGGAGTTTTCACGGCATCAATTGCCTTCTTTAGGACTTTCAAACGATCAGGCATATTGCCGACTTCTTTTTTATAGGCAGCCACATCTTTTACTTTAAGATTTCCAGCCGCATCACGCACTGTGTGTTTAGCCAAAATGGCTTTCACCTTGGCTTGGAGTTCACCAAACTCCTTGATCTTCTTATCGATGCCTTTATACTGTTTTTCAGCTCCAGCCACATCGGCTTTAGTAGGCTCGTCTTCCTGCTCTCTAATCCTAGAGATAAGTGTTAGGTTGTTTTCCACCAGGTACTTTTCTAAATTGAATGACATATTCTTATAAGTTTAGCTACTTATAAATATTTGTCACTCATTAAAATCCTCATCTGATTTTGGTTTCCTTGCCGGACGAGTCATTTCCAACCACTCTTGGAAGTCATATTTCACTCCATAGATGTGATATTCATCAGGTTTATTGATTCCCTTGGGATACACTACCGCAGGGCCAGTCTGAGAATGAAGTTTGTGTTTGCCTGGACTGTGCTCGTATACGGACATCACGGTGCCATCTAGAGCTCTGATAGTCTTATAATTAGAATGCTTTCTTGCCATAACTAAGATTTAATTGAAATATACATAAAAAACTATAACTATTAAAGTTAAAGTTATTAGTCTATTTGTACAATATTAGCGTTTGCTAGTACTTTATCTGTGATAACTATACGTCCTGCGCTGTCTCCTTTACTTGGTGACACTCCATATACTTTTGGAGTACCATCTGATGTTTTTGCTTCAGGATTAAATGTTTGATCCGCCCTACGAGCTCTTAATCTAAAGTAGAAATCTCCTTTTTGTGCAAACTCTTTTGCTGGATAAAGATTACCATTCAAATTAAGTGTGTCTCCCTCTTTAGTTGCTTCCACTTCCATTGGACCAATATAAACAAAATCTATAGGTCCTCCAACTTCTTTATTTCCTACCACTATGTTTTCTTTGTCCTTATCACTTATTTTTCCATACAAATCAGGTACTTTATCTCCTTTTTTAAATCCTTTATCTAAAAGATACTTATTAGCTGCCTCCATAAACTTTTTTGCAATTCCAGGAATGATAGTTTCTAAACCCTTCATTCCACCACCAGTTAAAGATGGAGCAGTAGGTCCTTTCATAGAAACGTTTTGCTTACTGCCATTTGCTTGAGTAAGTACTACATCTGTGTATGGCTCTGAACCTGATACTTGTCTACCTGAAAATTTTTCAGCTTTAACAACATTTTTTATTGTTATAGGTCCAGCTTTTACATTAACTCCTTTACCCTCTTGTTCTGTTAATTCTTCTACAGCGGCATTTATTTTTTCTATAAATCCCCACTCTTGTCTTTCTAGAGATTTACCTCCTTCTCCCACTAAAGTTTTTTTTAAAACCTCTTCTAATATTTTAGCCTCTGCAAGAGCTTCTTCTTCACCCCCACCAGCTTCTGGTGTTTCTGCTGGTGTCTCTCCTCCAGTGCTTTCAGCCTCGCTACCTTCTCTAGTGCCTTGCTCGGCACCTTCAGGTCCTTTAGTCTTCAGAGGATTGCCGTATCTCAGTAGTCTAGCAATTGCAAGCATGCAACGCTCTTTCTCGCCGATGTTCATTAAGTAATAACTCTTACCTGCCACAGTAGCTTCATAGGTTTTACCTGTAAATTGCAAGAAAAAGAATTGGCCATTGTGCAGAACAATTTTAAATGTTGTGGGCTTAGGTGCCACAATATAGATACCAGTGATGTATTCCTGGAATGAAGGTGTCATCAGATAGGTCAGGGTCTCGTTAAGACCTGGATACTTTCTGAGGATAAACTGCATGGGATCGTCCTCAAAAGTGGAGATCTCAGGCTGCATCCTGTCAAACTCCTGTAGGAGTATGGCCTTCAGTATTGCTTCTTTTGTGATTGACATTACTTGCCCTGCTTTGAAATTTCGATTGCTGCCATCTGCTTTTTCGCTTTCTTTTTGCTTGGGTGTGAACCAAGCTTCTTGCCTTTTTTGGAGTAGACGTTATACTTGCTGCCTACTTTTTTGATCATTTCTTGCAGAGACATTTCATTTTCCTTTTTTACATATATTGCTCCTACAATTCCACCACGACTTAAAATAGCGGCTTTAATGACATTACCATCAGGCGAAATATACGCGTTGCCTTGATAACTAGAAGATCTATAAAGTTGTTTCCAACCCGCCATATCCTTTACATACTTTTGTTTTGCTTTATCGTATTGACCTTCAGGTCCTTGAAACATAATATATGCATCATAATCAGGACCTAAGTTAGGCTCAACTATATTTTTGCGCATTTCAGAATCTCCAAAAGGTCTTTCTCCACCTAAAGTTGACATAAGATCTTCGTTTGTCAATCCTAAATCACTTTCTGGTGCCTCTTCAGCTCCGTACTCGTGGTAGTTTTTGGCTGCCTGCAGTATGTAGTTCTCTGCATTGGTGATGTGATCTTGAATCCAAGCTGGGATATCACGCTCACCGCCTTGCAGGTGTTTCTTTAACTCTCCTGCTGCCCAAATAATGGAGTCAATGGAGTTGTTTGCCATGCTAACTTCGTGGTCTTCACCCTCAGTTAAGTTACGTAAAATCTCTTCAGCTTCTTCTCTGCTAACCCATGGAGATCCATCGATATCTACAAATCCACCAACATAATAAAGACCATCATACTCTGGTAAATCTTCAACTGATTTAGGTGTTTCAAATCGCACTTCTTTCTTTACTCCTTTTTTACCACGAAATTCGTGGTCAGTGCCTTCGTGATTTTCTTTAACTAATTTATTATCTATAAAAAATACATATCCTTTAGGAGAATCCTTTTTAAATATATAAGTTACTTTTTTACCTGGATTCTCTTGTTTAAGTCTTTTTAACTCAAACTCCAATTCACGCATATCAACTTTTTCTTCTAACTGAGAGTCTTTTTTACCACGAAGTGCTGCAAAGTCGGCTCCGGTGAGTTTACCGAAAGGTGCAGCCACATCAAGATTCTTTTGTCCGCCTTTAAGCTCTTCGTTCATCTCTTTGATGAGCGCTTTTACGATTTCTAGATCTTTATTCATTTCTTTTTCTTTTTAGACTTACTTGCTCTTTTCCACAACTTCTTATCTACTTTTCTAGCGCCGCCTTTACCAGTCACAAACGAGTTTACTCTACCCATTCCCCACTGATGTTGGCCTACTCCAGGACGGTGACCTGTTTTCCAGGCAGCTAATCCTTTTGCATAGACGCTCTTGAGTATTGACTTAGATATGCCAGTAGACTTTGCCTTATTAGACAGCGCCTTCTCGACCTCTGCGTCGTACTCTCTTATAAATATTTCCTTGAGTAGTTGTTTTAGCCGCATCATTTCTTTTTGCCAAATCGTTTCTCGTATGCTTTAGTTGCTGCTGACTTCTTTGTGGCATACTTTTTAGTCTTGCCTTTGTCAGCATAGTCTGCCTCCCATTTGCCGTAAGCCGAAGGATCATCAGACTTGAGCTTCTTAACTCTATTTATCTCCTTCTTCATGGCTGCTGCATCTTTAGTCAAGTAGGCAGGATTAACCTTGACTTTCTTCTTGGCTTCAGATACTCGGACACAGTTAGGCACCATGCGGTTGCCCTTCTTTTTCATGCCTCGCTTGACCCAGCCTTTCCAGCAGGCCTCTTGCAGAAGCATCTCGTTTAATATATCACCGAGCTTTATCATATTGTATAAATATTAGCACTTAGCCTTCTTTTATGTCATAATAAAAAGAGTCTGTGTCCTCAGACACCCATCTGTCTGCCACAGACTCCACGGTTAGGAACTCTGTGTCCACTTTTATGTCTTTTGGTGGCACAGGAAAGCCTTTTGTGACCCAGTTTGAGTCTTTCCAGAATATCCTATTGTTAGGCATGCAGAGCAGATATCCTGCATCTGCGGCTAGCACATGGCCACATTTATAATCTGCTGGCTCGTTTGAGAAGCCATTATTGTACCAGTCAATAGTAAACATATAGGTCGCCCAGGCAAAAGTCTTGTCTCTGAGTATCACCTTACACCGCTTTTCTTTTAGGAAGTCATATTTTATAACTGCTGCCTGCTCTCCAAAGCAATCCCAAAGCTGTTTGAAATAATGAGGCACATCTGATTCTGGCTCTGATATGTAGATCTCAGATAGTGGAACGCGGGATCGGAGCATACCATAGTCAGTCATCACATGAAAAGTGAGAATCTTCATGTCCACAGACTGCACTGCAAATGCATAACAGTTGTGATATATGTTAGAGTGTTTGCTGTCTTTAGTAAAATAAGACTGCTTTACTAAACACCTAAAGGGTTCGATATTATAATTGAGCATATATCACCACTTACGGCAAGACCAATATCTTGCTGTAGTTCTGTCTTTTGCTGTGTGGCACTTGTGCCTAGCTCTGAATGACTTTCTGCGTTTAGGATTTGACTTCTTTATCTTCACACCAGGCTGACCGAACTCAACCTTTATGACATTGCCTTTTTTGTTTTTAACATAGACCTTAAACTTCTTGACATCGCCTTTCATTGGCTTACCAAGAGGCACAGTGCGACCTTTATATTTTGCCTCTTCGATAGGCTGAGACCAGCATTCCTCTATCAATTCTGATAGACACTGAGGGCAGCATTTGCCCTCTTCTAATCCAGCCGCAGTTAGCTTATCGTAATATTTAGGATCCTCTTTGAGGTGATCTAATGCAATTTTAAGAGCCACTTTTTTGTCGTTAGTGTGCTCCATTTCGACTTCAATGCCCTTTTTAATTTGGCTTTGATTTATTTTTTTTATTTCAAATTGCTTATTATATCTAAACTCGTATGTATCTATTATTTTATTTAAACTTTTAACTATTCTAGTTTCTTCCTCTTCTGTTAGATTCGTTTTTAATAACTCTATTATTTTTGGCTCTAAAGAACTTAAAATCCACTCATCTTTAGGATTATTATCATTTATATAATCTCTTAGATTGGCTAATCTTTTAAGTATTGAACCAAATCCACTCATTTTTTATTTTGTATTTTTTTTACTATCTCGTCACATGTCATTTCAAAATCGAGAATCATGCTTTCTATTTTTTTTGATTCTTCTTTTGTTCTAATACTTTTATTAACTTTGTTGAGTCGTTTTCTATCTTCGTACTCATTTAATATATTAGTATAATTTAGCATCATTTCAAGAATTTAAGCTTGTACTTTGTAGCCTCAATAAGAGCTACAATTTCATCGACTTGATTGTCTATATAAGAGTCTTGTGGCAGTTGAGTACGAATAGTCTCAACGAATTTAGCAAGACCTTCAAAATACATCTGAGGATTGCCGTCTTCTTTAATAGTGCTTGCCATCTTATAGCCGCGAAGAATACCGTAGCGACCTTGATAGGACTCAACTAGGCCATCAATAAGATCTATAATGCCTTCATAATACTCTTGCAAGGCTTTATGCGCTGCAAAAGACTCTGTTTGCAAGTGATAGATATGAGCCTGATTACGGCTCTGCATCAAAGTGCCTATGAAGGTGGCTAACTGGTCCATTATTGGATTTTTTTAGAGGCTAACTTAAGGTCTTTTTTTGCTTTATTATCCATATAAGAACCGTCTCCCCACCAAGCAATTACCGAATCAATGTCTGCAGTTGAATGAAAATCAGGGCCTGCATTAAACACATCCACATGCTGGAGGCTCTTATTAGTGCTTATTAACTGCTTAGCAAAATTAACAGCTGATTTTGGATCCTTAAATATTTTCCTTTGTCTTACTCCGTCTGAAAAATGAACTTCATAAGCCTCTTTAAGGTCTTTTTTCTCTTCCTTCTTCTCTATTTGCTTCTTAGACTTCTCAATCTTTTCCATTTTAGACATGAGATCATCAATTTGCTGAGCGATCTTTGCAATGTGCTCTTTATGTTGAGCAGCATTCTTAGGATCCTCTTTAGCCAGATCCACATGCTCCTTACGCTTTTTCTCAAGCTTATCGATAGCCTTTTTAATCTGGTCAGAGGTCTTACCCTTCTTTTCTTCTAGGGCTTGTACTTCATTGCAATACTTATCGTATGCCTCAACAGCAATTCTTTGTGCTTCAGTCTCATCATGGTGCACTGAGAGCACATCATCTTGCATGATATTAAGGGGCTGAATGCCTTCAAGAGGGTTTAACTCCAATACAAGTGTCTCGGCAGTCATGCCATCAAGCGGTTTACGAACGAGATACATTTTGCTTGCATCGCCTTCTTTCTTTACCTTTTTAGGTTTTGGACCCATGTTTTTTAATGCAGCTAAGTTTTTAGCTCTTTTCTTAGGATCATAGTCTCCCACTCCTTTTGGAGGAGTTTTTACGTTCGTATGGGGTGCTGAGAGAATGTTTCTATCGTGGATAGGCATAAATTTTAAGTTTGCTAATAAATATCAGTCTTCTTGAGTTTGTCCAGGTTAGCTTTGATCTCCTCGTACATCTTTTTCTTGTCTCCTCCAGTCCATGATTCCACATCCCCGTCTTCAGAAACGAACGTGTCTTTCTCTTGCATCCACATGTCCACAGCCCTTTCGAAGTCTTCTAGGCTTGCGTTCTTATTGGCATTCATTACTTTTTTTGCGTAGTCGTCCCATTTACCCTCAAGCTTGATCTTAGACTCCATATCAACAACGCAATCCAAACACATCTGGTGTATGCCGTACATCTTTTTATTGATCTCTGTGACTGCCATAGGCTTCTTGCAGCCTGGGCAGAGCAGCGGCATTATAGCCAGAGACTTGATCCTGTCTAGCTTAGTAATGCTCTGTTTGATGCCATTCTTGATGGTCCACCGACGACCATCGGCATCTTCCCAGGAGTCGCCTTCTTTATGATCTTCATTTTGTTTTTCGTATCCTGCCTGGATTTGAGTTCTATCACCAGATTTACCGGTAATTAGGTTTCTCATCCTTTGAACATCACTTTTCTTAAACTCTTTTTTTAACGTAGACTCTTTAGGTATCATATAACTTATTTTATTTGAATCTTTGACATTATTTTTGG